TAATAACAATAAATTTTGTCAATACAAAATTTATGCTACTTTTCTACCTGCTCCCTTAGGATTTCTTGGCGTTCCGATTGCTTCTGAGTTGGCGCTGCGCTTCTGATCACGGACTCTGTTGCCAGATGCTTGCGTTGTTTGCTCTGCTGCTTGCTGTGGATGTAGATCCACCGGCTCATCACCGCCGGGGCGCGGAGAGAGTCCCTTACGCACCCGGACTTCGTTAGGAGTAATTACTTGCATTCTAAGGTTAGATTCTTCAATCTGGCTTTGTGTCAATTCGTCAGTTAATGTTAGTTCTTCAAACTTTAAGATGAAAGCATCGGTAATTTCTACAAGAATAAGGTTAATCTTACGTTCTAATTCATCTTGGGCTGGGCGACACACCTGTTCCTTAAAAGTCTTATCTGCGGCCATGGCGGCTGCCTGCACCATTCCATCTGGCATCCCAATCTTGGTAATAGGAACACTGTGAGCCATTAGAATACGATCACGGCTTTCTATAGCATACTCGCGGAAAGATGAGTCCTGAATACCGGCTTCTATCGGCTCCATTTTGAATTCTACCCTAGAATTTTCTCCGTCGCTCGGAAGAGGAATGTACAGAGTTCTGTGATTTCGTCCACGAAGCCCAGTCTGGAAGAATTCAAGCAACTTACGCTCAGAATCAGCAGATAACTTTGCTCCCTTTACCGTAATTATATAACGAGGAACAGCCTTATTCTCAAAGTAGTCAAGATTGAACCGCTGGGCGAATTCATCACCGGCGACTGCATTTTTGGCAGACAAAATATCAGGAAGGCCATAATAGGTATTTGTTGGAGTATATTTCTTAAAATGGATGACTTCGTTAGGCTGGGGGTCTGTACCGATTTGGTCCTCAGTTGTTGTATCCCCGAAATTCTTGAAGAATGTGTATCGATTATAGACAACCTGAACAAAACCGTCTCGATGGCGGCGGATTCTCATAGTCGTAGTGGGAATATGTCCCAAATACCCAATTTTCCCAGTACTTGTACGTCCAATTTCCATGTAACCATTACCGCATGTCTCTAAATCAATATAAATCTTTTTCATAATCCAGAGGAAACTATCATCTGAATTTAAAGACTCAAGATAGTCTCTTAGGTCAGACTTTCCCTGAGAAATCCGGCTTCTAAGGTTCTGCAAATTCTTTGGATTTGAGAGGGCGTTTTCGATTTTTGCTTGTAGTTTAGTTGTTTCTTCAAAGGTGTACCCGAGACCAACTACATTTGCGGCTTTCGCGTCGACTGCGGCATGGTGAAATGGTGAAATATCATAAAGTTGTGCTAAATACATTAAATTATACGGGGGCTGAACAATTTGAAAGAGGGAGTATCCAGTAAGGTCTAGAGGGTCAAGTTTCTTAGACTTTGCTCCGTCTTGCCCGGTGAAAGCCTTTTCCATCCGGTTTACTTTTCTTTTAAAGTTGGGACTAAGGCCATCTATCTTGCTAATTTCGGACCAGTTTTTAGTAAATGGGTCATCGTGATCATTCTCAAAGTCATTTCTGAATTTTTTGTATTCGTTTTCAGTCTGCACCTTAATAATAGTTGGGTCATCATCTTCATCAAGGACCCTACCGGCCTCATCTGCTTCGTCTGCGACGCCCATTCTAGACAAGGCCCATCTTCCTCTTCTGCTCTAGATCTTCTACGATGGCGGGCATATCTAATTCGTCTGGAATAAGACCCCACTCTAATCTTTGATTTTGTGTTTCATACTCTCCGTCTGTAACTTGGCGATGGCCGGAGAACCAAATTGGCTCTCCGCCTTCTAGCCCATAGTGTGCAGCAAACTTCTTTAGAGCGTTAATCTTACGAACGTCGCCCTTCATGGCAGCAATATTCATATAATTGCCATCTTCGTCTTTAACTAGACCATCTGGCATCTTCCAGAGGTATAATCCGTAGTTAACTTCCTCAACTGGGCGCATTTTAGTGTTTCTCATGACCTGATTCTACCACTTTATGTTGCGAAATGCGAAAAACTGAACACGTATCACCCTATTTTGTATCCGGAAGCACTAGTTATGGCATCCGAGGCCCAGTTTGATTGCCAAACTGTAGAGGTTGTGTCCGTGATTGATTGTATTACAGTTCCTACAAAATTCTTATACCTATTAACAGCAGTTATAGATGCGCTAGAGAATGATGAACTCCATATATTCAAATGCCCATAGGTAGAATGTGAATGTGTAGAAGCGCTACCCTGATACTTTCCGTTAAGGTACATAGTGGCGCTGGAAGGGCTAAATGATCCACCAAAGTCATAAAAAATGTGGTAATACTCTCCGATAGCAGATGTATAAGTATTAGTGGCAATAGATGCTCCATTTATATAGACAGTACCCGTCGAATATATGAAGTGCCCAGAATTATCTGTATATAGTTGTGGATGTTGTCCGCTACCGGCGGCACCATCAAGTATATAGTTATTCGTATTTGGAAAACTATCTGCCCTTATCCAAAAATCAATCCCATAGGTTAGTGTACTACTTCCAGTGGGAGAAATTGCTGCATATCCATCGACACTTCCCGAGAACTTATCAAAATGCAGTCCGAAGTTGTCCTGACGAAGAGTAATTGGTGCTTGTACCCTTTTTATAGTATAAGTATGAGTTCCGGAAGTATCATTTATTGGTATAAGGGTATAGTTCCCATCAGCGGATAGAAAAGATATGTCACGGTATAAAGCAACGTTAAAATTATTAAAAGATTGATTCTGAACTTCTAATTCATACTCAAATGGAACAATTACTCTTAATAGTTGGTCTTGGGCTGGCGATCCATATGTAAGATTATAGATTTGCTGACCACGAATCATATTAGACCAAGTAGCACCGTTATCACTAGAACCTTGGACTAGACAGTTATCCATACCATCCCAAGTTACTTTTGAACCGATTATGCTGTTACCAAAATTTGATATCGGTACGTTGTATAGCCATGTTCCAAATTGAGATATAGATAGATCTTTAGTTAATCTAGCAACTAGTTGTGCATAAAAAGCGCCAGATGCTTGTGAATAGGTAAAGTCATACCCAGAAAAAGTTGTTTGCACATAGTTATTCATTCCGAAATTACTAATTGCCATACTATTTGCTGACGGTGAATCTAGGATATTTCCCAAAGCAATCTGGGTGGAGTTTGTGACCGCAAGGTATGGTACGGTAACGCTTGCGGTAGATCCAGATCCGTATAGATAAATATTGCCGCCCGTTAATGACACTCCAAAATTGTATGTGGTAGAAGCATTCATTGAAACTGGAAGAGACAATACCGACACGGTACTAGCAGAGTTGGGATCATATGTACTAATGACGAATCCGCCGGATGCAGCAGTAGCAAATAAGGAAATCTGGCTATCTATGATGTTAGATAGAGACATTACTACGCCGGGTACAGAAGAAACTCCCTTAATCTGAGCAGTAATGGTAGCAAATTTTTCAGAAGCAAACTTAAACCCAAATTTATCAAATTCTAGTGCGGAGATGCTTCCAGAAAAGTTAACACCAGAGGATGTTGTAGTTACTGATGCTGTCGGATATTGAGTACTTATTGAAAGGCTTGGGATTACTTCTGCCTTAAGACCCTCTATTTTATTTATCTTAATATTATTAGATGTAAAGAAGTTGTTAAAGGCTTCGCCTTCTATTTCTTTATAATAAAAGGTTTGCCCGGAATTTTCATAAAAATCAAAAAATGAAGTTTCTAGAACGGAAGTTATTGCAGTAGGCTTATCGGACATGGTGCCATATAAGACCCTGCGCCTTTGCTGGTCTTTATTCGGCATATAGTTATAAATAGCAAGTTCCCCGATGACAAAATTAGATCCTACCGCCGGTGTAGAATTTAGGGAGTTAGAGTTTATATTAAAGTATACGCTAGCAGAGGTACGACTTGGAAATAGTGACGTATCTGCTACGTTGCCACCAAATCCTGACTGACCATTAACCTCTAAACTAAGTTTTTGATTGTCATACCCGGCAACTATGTAAAACGAGGTATTCAAATTTCTAATTGGAAAATATGCCTCAGTGTTACCACCGATAGACCCAGAGTTTATATTGAACCTGATTGTATTCTTGTTGTAGTCATAATATATGCTTCCTATTTGGGTGGCACCATTCATTATTTGAACTATGTTTAGTTTATTATTTGTATAATATTGGGAAGCAGACGATAGCCCTTTCTGCCAACCAGATCCATCAAATAGTTGATTAAAAGAAAACCAAAACTCAAATGCCAATACCTTACTCTCAAAGTTTGTATAGAAAGCGTCATAGGAGTTGTAGATACTCACAGAGGCACCGCTCGGTCTGACAATTAATGATGAGGCTGAATTCATGGTTAGCGGTGGGGTTGTCCATGACTGGGCTGATCCAGTACTAATAGAAGCAGCAGATCCTACCACCGCCGAGGCGGAGCCGTTAAGTTTCCAGTATCCGATTGGGGCAGCGCCTTGTACCAATAAAGTATACGACATAGATTTCCTCTTTTTACTATATTCTAGCGCAAAGTAGGGTCAAGCGGAAATATCTACGACTTCGCAGTTCCCCGCGCTACAGGCTAATTCCTGACTTCCAGTAGTGCTGTCGGACGTTTCATAAAGGGATAGCATCGCCCAAACAATAGTTTTTGGGAACGCCTTCACCGCTGCGTCATACTCCACTTTATCAATATCCTGATATGGAGCCTGACGATAAACGTGATCTGAGTATGGGAGGAATGAAATTCCCGACAATTCATCGAAATGTTCAAACACCCACGCCCCGACTTCCATCCATTCATGGTCCCGCACGGAAATAGTAATAGAAGGCTTATGCTCACACCATTCACGTTGATATACTAACCAAATATCAAGATGCTCTATCGCAGAAATCTTATCTCGGGTGATGGCGTTTTTAGGTGCCTTGATGGGAAATGAAAAGACTGCTGTATCCTTAGGACGCATAACATCATCCTCATAGGGAATTCCAGTTTCCATAAGGAAATTAGTCAGGGGGTCTTTCTTATCCCCGCGCACGGTACGAATATAGTATTCGCTATGCCACGGATGCATACCAGAGGAAACACCAGTTAGTTGAGATACTGTACCCGACGGCTTTACACAGGTGATAGCAGCGGCAGGATTGATATTTAGGAATTCTGCTTCTATTATATTAATTTCAACAGCATATTCACGAAGTTCCCTTAGAACAGTAGAAAGTTGTTCCTTCCCAGACTGACCTGAGAATAGTTTGTGTCCAAACTGTCCGGTAAGGGAAACCCCTAGCAATCGTTCCTCTTCTGCATTCTGGCGCCATACCTTACGGAGATACTTAAAATCTACTAATGTTGACTGCCAAGTACCCAAAATTGTAGCCAAACGCACCTTGTTCTTGACGTCATCTACGCTATCAGTCTCACGAATGACCACTTCAGATAGATTACAGAAGGAATACGGGCGCAAGATAATTTCAGAGCAGGGATTTGTACCATATCTAATTTCAGGGTCGCGGCGACCGTATTTAGCGGCCTGACGTTGGGCGGCGGCAACGTTATAGATCCCGCGCTCGCCACTCTTAGAGTCGTATAGGCTCTTCCACTCTTCCATAAAGTCAGACATAGAGGGACGCTCGTAGTACGCAACTGAATTATTTGCCAAAGAGCGTTGGCTATCAGCCAAGTACCAGTTACCGGACTTTGCCTTAGCCATGTCAGTGTCATTAAGATCAGAAAGGCTGATCATAGCAGAGCGACGAACGCCTCCAACTACTACAACTTCCCCAATCTTACAGAGAATGTCGTGGGCTTCGATTGGGCGGAGTTTTCTGCCTGCCGCACCCTTAATGGTCTGTACACAAAATTCAAATAGACTAATTAGGGGCTCTGGTCCTGAGGCTCTGCCTCCGAATGTCTTTAGGCGAGCACCAGCGGGTCGGACCTTTGAAGTATCCCATGTTGGTATTTGTCCAGCCCAGAGCATCGCCAAGAGTTCACGCAGGGCGCGCGCCCAGCCAGCCTTAGAATCCTCAACTACGATGGTCGTGTTAGATTTCTCAAAATGTTCATTTACTACGGGTAGTCGGTTGATATAAACCGACTCTACGGAGTATCCTACTCCCGTGCCACATGTGAGTAGGTACATGGACTCATCGAAGGAGCGGAGGGAGTCTATTGGAAGGAAGGAGCAGTTATACCCGGCGACATGATCTCTTTCTAACGCGGGGCCAGCAGTCATTACAGCCCTCATGGAAGGCATAACATTCCTATCAAGAACTGCCTGCTTAACCTGTTCAACTAATTCTGGGTCTGGGTAATAGTTACAAGTCTTAAGATGACCTAACATAAAACCAAAGTATCTTTCAACTGTCTCCTGCCACGTTTCACGACGGTTTTCTTCTTCCATCCACCGGGCGTATTTGCTTAAAGCAATAAAATTTTCATAGGGATTTTCAATCATAACGACACGCACGAACCTTTCCAAATTTAATGTAGAACTCTAGCATAACACGGTTAGTCTTATGATTATAGAGTTTTGAAAATCTTTTCTAGGCGTTCTACGGCAGGTTTCGTGACCTTCATCCAGTCAAATTCTTCATGTAGGATTAAGGAATTTCGATAAGCGATATTACTCCATTCACGGTAGTTTACTTTAGCCACACGCATTGCTTGGTGTAACTCACTTTTGTTCGGACTGAGCATATTCCCGGGGTGAATCTCCGGCCACGGGGTAAGGCAAGGGATAGATCCTATTGGTACCGTTATCAAATCTTTATAATCGGCCCATTCTGATGTGCATATGGTTGGAATCCCCATCGCCATTGCTTGTAATGGGTTGAACCCAAACCCCTCACCCCAAGACGGGTAGACAAAAACATCCGACTGGTCGTACAAAGAGATCATTTCAGCGGGGGATAACATATTCCTGATCACGATAATATTATTGTAAACTGCATCCGGTGCCCCGCGAAGCCTACCCCGCTCATCGTCTAACTGAATTGTATTAACATTTGTACACTTAATGATTAATCTATAATTTGCATCATTCCCGTAGAGTTCGGCAAAGATCTCAGCAACGGACTGACCATCTTTTCTTACAAATGGCTCCCCGATAAACAAAAATGTCAAGGGCTGATCTGGGTCCAGTTTCCTCTTCTTGGGAGAAAAGTTATGATCCATCCCATGCTGGTATACGAAGATATCTTTTCCCGGCAAATTGTTCTGAAAAACATCCTTGCACCAGTTAGATGTAGTCCAGATTTCATTACATTCGTATAACGGTTTCCACCAGTCTTTCATAAATCCAGTAGATTCCCAAGGGGTATACCCAATTTTGTACCCCTGCGACATGAAGGCGTAACGTTGCGGTTGGTCGAAGGCAATTTCAATGTCAGCCTTGTATTTTCGAGGGGAATCAAGGGTTTTTACCCTAACGTCTACCCCCAAGGCTTTCATAGTTCTGTAGATATGATATGATGCGTTGCCAAAACCTACCTGATTGTCTAAATGCTCAAAGGCGCCGGTTAAATAAACTTTCATGCTACACTCTCTTTATACTTGGAAT